TCCAATAAAAATTAGATCAACGTACCAAGAAAAAAGAAGCCAGTACCAATCGCAAGCGCAGCAGCAATCGCACACATAATCACAAATCCGGCACCCATGTCATCCAAACTCAGAGGCTCACCGCCTAACAGCTTGGTAATGAGAAATGCTACAGCAATGAAAGGAAGAAAGGCGATAAAACCAATCATCTTAACAACATAAAGAGAGTAACCAACCACATAGTTCATAATTTTGTTTCCTTTGTTATCCATCATGAGTACCATTATACTCAGTTTTTCGAAAAAGTAAACAACTTTTTGCGGTTGTATCATTTTTGATACAGTTTATAAGTGTTTGATTTTAAATGAAGTTTTAAAAGCTCTATACTTAAGTTGTTGATTTATAAAAAATATTTTTTTTGTGATAAGATAAGTAAAAGATTTTTACTAGTCAGTGGTCGAATAGTAAACCTTTGTTGGACAATACTCGTCTATCATAGGGAAAGCTTGGTGTATAGCTTGAGCACAGGCTAGAGCGAGTTCTATGTGCTCGAGCTGCGTGCCGTTTCTAGTTCGAAGCTCGATATAGTGAATCCAAGACCTGATTGTTCCGTTGACGTATAGTCTAGAAAGAGTCAGTCCTTCTGGTAGTACTGCTCTCGCTTGCTCTTTTGCGATGCCATTTTTGATTGCCCATTCATACTCTCTTTGTGCTGTAAAGATAACTCTCTTTTGAGCTCTTTCCCATTCAAGCTGTAACATCTTATCATCTGTCTCTATGCTGTTTTGTCGATTTTTCTTATCTTGAAGACGTGCCTCCCTACATATAAATTCCAGATCTTTTGTTGGATCGGCATAGCGTTGGGAAAATTCTTGAAAGGAAAAGGAACGGTGTCGTAGTAACTGACGTGCGATGTCTCTTGTCGTCTCGATCTCAAGGCAAGCCGAGACCATTTCAAACGGGGACCAATGCCTGTTGTTGGCCAGGTATCGTATGAGTTTTTCTGCAGTTTCGACGTTGAGTTGATTGGAGGGATTGGAAACTCTGGCGCAGAATGCAATAAGGTCCTGCGCGTTAGTAAGTCCTTGATCATATATCTCTCTCGTAGGAGTTGAAACACTAATGAGTCTTGCTTTCATCTACTAGTTTCTTTCTTTTATCTTATAACTATCTACAGAGGAAACCAATTCTTTTATTATCAAGCCAGCCATCACCGTCGTCATGACCACTCAAACAAGGTTTGAATTCGTAACCTTCCTTTGTTGTTGATTCATTGTTCCATACTGGAATAATCTCTTCGTACTGCATCACATGGTCCATTCCTAGTCTCAGGTGAACTTCAACTATCTTATTACCTATCACTTCTATGTTTAATAGGTCAACGTCTAATCTTTTAAGTTGTTCTGGCAGATCAAACACGTGATCACTCTTCTTCCAACTATAAAATCTATACAAGTCAGTCGGGTCATTATCACCAATAAAGCAGTTCAGTTGCTCAAACACTCCATCTTTTTTGATGTAGTCAATCGAGTAGTGGTAGCCATTGAACACCTCTACCCAGAAATAACCTGGAGGAACTGTTCTTAGATCTGAAGTGGTTAAGTATCTTTTTGATGCACAGCAACCTAATCCTCTCAAGTTATATATCGGCCTGACGATATACATGTCATCTTTCGGCACCGAGATACCCGCAGGTCCACACAGGTATCCGAACGTTTCAGCTACATAAAGCTTGTTGAACCACTTTCTCAGGTGAGGAAATCTCTTATAAGCCTCTGTATCAAAACAGATATCATCAACTATTTTTTTATCTTTTTTTTCCACCACGGTTTCACGTCTTCGGTGTAGCTTTGAACTTCAATGATCTTTTCTCTATAGTAAGGCAGGCCGTCTTCTGTAGTGTCTACATAAAAAGTTCTACGCAAACCTTTTTCAAATAAGATACTATCGAAGTTCTCTTCAATAAAAGTAACTCTAGACATCTGTCTTAGTCTTTAAGCTGTCTTCAAAGTTGTCTAGTCCGCGCTTTAATGCACTGACGAAACCGAGTTCAATCAGGAACTGCTTCGCTTCCTTGTCAATATCTATTGTAACTCGAGCTGGACCCTTGTCAGAGTCTTCAAAATAATTTAGTACATTAACGTCCATCGTGTTCCTTTATAGTTTAAAACTTTCGAACTTAGACCTCTTTGCTTCTTGAGATCTATCAAACAAAGGAGTATCATCTGTCAGTGTCTGCTGAGTCTCTTCAACATCATAGAGTCTCATCTTTGACCTGTCAACTCCAATGACAAATCTCTTGTGCACGGTTGGGTCGTTGTATCGATTCTTCAACTGCTTGACCATCATTTGACCTTGCTGCTCGAGCTCTTCTGTGGAGATAAGAGCAAACATGAAGTCTGCTGTCGCTGGTAGCCCAAACGATTCTGAGGTGTCTTCCAGTCCAACGTCTGAGTTTGAGTAACCGCTTCTTGTTGTTTGAGTCGCTGATACGATGGGTACGTCAAACTCGACAGCAAGGCCACGTATTTCCTCGGCAATCGCTTTGATATAGTTGTACGAATTGATGGCACCGCCCATTCCTTTCATTCTTGAAGATGCACATATATTAAGGTAGTCTATGAATATGATATCAGGCTCAAACTGTTTCTTAAGCTTAAGTTCATTCAACAGACCGCGAAAGTGACTCGTATGTGCTTGACCAGTTGGATACTCCTTGATGATCAGCTTACCAGTCGTCTGACGAGATATATTTGCGACCTTTGTAGTAAATATATCTTTCGACATCTTATCAATTTGATCAATGGCTACGTTAAGTAAGTTAGCGTCAATTCGTTCAGCGATTCGCTCCTCTGCCATCTCAAGCGTAATGTAAAGAACGTTGTTGTTTTGTGTGAGGCATGATGAAGCCATGTGACACATGAATAGAGACTTACCAACACCAGTGCCGGCAAGTGCAATGTTTAGAGTCTTGTTTGGCAATCCACCTTTGGTAATCTTATTAAAGTAGTCGAGATCAAATGGTATGCGAGACTCTTCGGTGTGATAGAACTCATAACGCTTGTCTACGTTCTCAATATAATCGTGACCTACGTTAGCGTCAAAGGCCACAGCCAGAGCTTTCTGTAGTATGTCTGGAAGAGCGTTCTTCGTGAGTGTTTCGTGCTTACCATCAATGATTGAGATTGATTCCATGATAGCGTTATACACTGCACGATCTTGACACCACTTCTCTGTCGTGTCAAGAAGCCAGTCATCATCTACTCTCTCTTCAGAGAAGATGTGAGGTAGAATATCAACTGCCATCGTGTGCTGCTCGTTCGATATCTTGTCTGACTGATCAAGCTCGATCTTAAACGACTCAAAGGTAGGAAGCTTGTTGTACTTTGCAACAAACTTTCCAGCTTCCTTAAACAGCGTACGATAGATTCCTTCAAAGTACTCTGGCTTCACAAATGGAAGCACTTTACGCATGTACTTTTCATTTGTTAGAATGTTTCGTAGTATGATCTGTTCAAGATTCGTCTGCATTTCTTTCCTTCGTTTGAACTGTTCCGTCTTGGATACCAGACTCGATGATTGAGTTTAGAATATCTCCTGCAACCTTCTGCAACTCTTCATTCTGCTCCACTGCATCTTTATCTGGAGATTCGACAACGACAAAGTTAAAGGTCAGGCAATCTTTTACTTCATTAAAGGCGATAGCGTGATAAGCTAGCACCGTCTCAATAAAGTCTCCTTTTAATATTCGAATTGCCCAGAGCTCTGGCTTTTCAGCGTGAGGTACAAAGCGATAGTCTACGTTCTCAATCATCTTCGGCATGTTCAATACCTTCTCTGCTGATTGAAAACTTTTTGCGTAAGAAGTCTTTAAAGTCTGACTCTTCAAAGACTGGTTTCCAAAACTCTTCTGTTAAAGTTTCTTTCTCTCTTACTTTTCCATCAACGAGCTCACCGGTTTCTCTGTCAACTCGCTGATACCAACCGTTGCTTGGCTTTGCTACATATCCACTTTCAAGCGCGATGTCTAGCAGGCCAGACCACTTTTGAACACCGCCTTCCCAAGAGACTGAAATGGGTATCTTTGATTTTTCTTTTACGTATCGCGACTTCTCTACGTTTACAATGAAGTGATATCCTTGAATCTCGGTTCCAACCTTGTCTTGCTGTCTTCCTAAGATCCAGATGTTATCGGCTGAGTAGTAGATTCCTGTACCGCCAGACACAATATCTTTTGGAAACAAGCCGATCTCTTTGTAGGTGTGATTCACTGCAACGAGCGGAATGTCTTTCATGTTTAAGTAAGGAGTGCACATGCGGAAGAGGCCTTTTAAAGCTTTTGCGCGACTCATGTCTGCAACTGACTTTTCATTCATCGCGTCTTCCAACTCTTTCTTTGAAGCTAAGTTTCCGACGGAGTCAATCATGACGATCACTTTATCTCCACGCTCTAGACCTTCAAGCTGAGCAATAAGATCGAACTTAAGCTCTTCTACGTTAGTGATAGGTGTGTGCAGTACTCGAGACGTGTCAATGTCGAACTGCTTGAAGTACTCTTGCGGTGAACCGAACTCGGAATCATAAAACAGAAGGACCGAGTCAGGATACTTTTTCATGTATGCGCTGGCCATGATGAGACCGAACGATGTCTTAAAGTGTTTTGATGGACCAGCCAACACGGTTAGGCCTGGAGCAAGACCACCATCAATTCGACCTGAAAGAGCAACATTAATCATCGGCACATCAGTCGATACCATATCTTTTTCTGTGAAGAACTTTGATTCAGACAGCACTTCAGTGTGTGCTACCTTCGTGTTCTTCTTTAGTTTATCCATTATACCCATAGCGTTCCTTAGTTAAATTAATCCCACAAAGTTTGATAGTACTTACCGAACAAGCGAAAACCATTTTGTATGCGTTCTTCGTATTTCTCCATACCTTTCCAGTCATAGAACTTAGTGTGATTAGGACCATCGATCATTTCGCTCATTTCATTTTCAAGCTGTAAGAGTTGATGATCACTTTTGCCTGATGTGAATTGCTCTTGCCACGAATCATCAAGCTTACTTTCAAAGGCAAAGATCATTTCATCGAGGACCCAATCCCATCGGTCATGAATATCATAACCGCGCTTGTTCCAGCCATGAAGGTCATTCTCTTTATAGAAGTCAAACGTTAGTTGATCATCCCAATCTTCAGTTTCAGTTGTTCGCATATCTTCTGGAACATCTTCTAAGTCAACTATAGCAGAGCTATGTTTTTTTTCCTTGAGTTGCTTGAGCATAGGCAGCACGATGTGGGCTAACGTGTTGTCCATGCTCCATGTATCCCACGGATCGATATGCACTTTGATGGCGCGTTGTTTTTTTGAGTCTATCCAATTGAGAAAACGATACAGCCGAGTTATTGGGCGAGATCTGCCCAGCGAACGCACTTCACCTACTTTAGGCTTTGGCTCTACACTGCCGTGCGCTAACCATTCACCAAAGTCGTGGACCCAATCCGGTTTATTAGGGAAACCAAACTCATCCTTTTCTTCTTTTACCCAGAAGCAAAGTTTTTCTGCGAGCTGATATGGACCAAACCAATTCGTATACTTTCCAATATAAACTTTCATAATTGATATTATACCATAAAAGTGTCAAGTTGTAAACTTTGTTTTTCATACTCATACGATTGTGACTTGTTGTCTTGTATTAAGAAAGGTGTCTCTATTGTTTCGAGATTTCCAAGTAAGTGTTCTTGTACGTGCCACGCCATGTCGTACGCAGTAGTGACTGGTACGTTTTGACAGATGTGATTAACGTTTCGAACTCCACCCTGCAGCATAAAGTCTTTTGGTAGTTTCATGATTGACAACGCTTCGCGAATCGTAAGAAAGCGATCTTCATCTGGGTGTGTGAGTTGAGTTGGAAAGTGACCGACAAACGCTCCAATGTGACCTTTTGGAATCTCAACGAGTTTACGCATGATGTTTCCACCCTCTAATAATTTTTTGTGTACAACTTCACAGCGGATGGATTCTTTCTCATAACCCTTTTGCTTCATCCATTTTGCAACATCGAGATAAGAGACCTTCTTCTCTTCGATATAGTGCATAGGATTTGTAGTTTTATCGATGAGGTGGACAAACTCTTGATGAGTTATGCCACCTTCGATTTCTTGCAAGACATACTTGTAGTACGGGTTCTCTGATGGAACACGCTTGTTTGTGAGGACGTTCATAGGATCACTTGGATCTCGTTTCACGGAACGAATCGTTTCCTCAATCTTTTCGTGCTCTCTCTTTATATATCTGAAGAGAGGCACTTTGTTTCCCTTCCAGAAAAAATAAAAAGTTCTATCTCTTACCTGTGATAGGCCGTGAAGTATTGACTTTGTCTTAAAGATTGAGAGTGTATATCCGTTGTCATTCGCGATTCTCTTTAACTTGTTTACAACCGGTTCGCCCATCTTTGAAGCGAGTCGTGGGGCGTTCTCACCCCAAAAAACACGAGGAGATAGAGACTCCAAGACATAGCCTGCAGTGTTAACCATCCAATCATTCGTAAGACTATCACCGTTAGAAGTAGGAGACAAGCTGCTGAGGCCAGCGCAGGGACACACTGTGTTAACTACGTCAACGTTAGGAAACTGATTATTAGATCTGTTGTCAAGAACATAGTACGGCACCTCCTTGTTATAATACTCTACGAGGTGCCTATCGTTTGCAGAGAAAGCCTCATAGCTGAGCAGGTACTCGGGTCTCTTTCCAAATACCTGCTGCATAGCAATGGTTTCTCCACCTATCAGTGGAATTATGCTTGCGTACTTCATGCTGCGATCTTACTTACTTCTTTCGTCACGTAGTACTCACTATACCACTTTATAAACTTTTCAACTCCTTCGTGAATCGATGTAGTCGGCTTGTATCCTAGTCTCTGAAGCTTTGTGGTGTCTGACCATGTTTCAGGCGTATCTGCCGGATGTGGAGGAAGCATGTTCATAATAGCTTTCTTTCCAGTGCACTCTTCAATTCTCTTGATAAAGTCCATCAGCTGTACCTGCTGTCCGTAACCGATGTTAAAGATGTCGTGAGTCTTTTCAATCTTGCCTTCTAGCAGAGCGTTAACAACGATCTCAACACCTTGAACGATGTCGTCAACAAAAGTAAAGTCTCTCTTCATATCGCCGTAGTTAAAGACGTCAATTGGAGTTTCGTTTAGAATTCCTCTTGTGAACTTAAAGAGAGCCATGTCTGGTCGTCCATAAGGACCATAGACTGTAAAGAACCTCAGGCCAACGCTTGACTTAATCTTAGAGTGAGCGAACTGACACTCGTTGACATACTTAGACCAGCCGTAAGGATTGTTTTGATGAGCACCCTTATCGTGCTCGTTCCACGGCAGAGGTTGCCCGTGCATTACGCATGAACTTGAAGCGTACACGACTGGAACTTTAGTCTTTTCACACCCCTCAATGAGTCTCTGAGTGCCAGTGATGTTTGTGTCAATGTAAGGTTGAGGCTCAGCCAGTGCGTGTCTCGGATTTGCGTAAGCGGCTAGGTGAAGAACCACGTCAAATCCTAGCGTAGACTCTTCCCAATTCATGTCTCGAATATCAATATTATAAACATCAACATCATATTCTTCTTTTAAAATTTTTGCTCGATCTTCCTTAAGCTCAACTTCATAGTAATCGTTGAAGTTGTCGACGCCAAAGACGTGATGACCTGACTTTTTAAACTGCATTGCAGAGTGAAAGCCAATCATCCCTGCAGCTCCTGTGATTAAAATCTTCATGCAAAAAACTCCTCTAGTCCTTGTGGTTGGGTTGAAGTGATCTCTATAGCCTTTTGAATAATATCTTCAACAACCGGCTGTGCGTCGGAGTGTTGCTTCCAGAAATCAAATGCCATTTCACGCCAATCATCTCTCATAGATGGATCGTTACTTAACTTTACCATTAGTTCTCGGCACTCTTGAAAGTTTGTATAGTCAACGCCAATGGTGCCAGAATACTGACATTGACTGATTGGTTTACCCTGCTTAGCGTGAATCACGTTGTCGCAGAAGTGTTTGTGAAACAATGGAACTGTGCCAGATGCTACACATTCGGCGTGGCAATTCTCAATGTTATCACCATAAGTTTCAGCCTTGAGATGATACAAGTCTGAACCAAACGCTGAGAGAGCCATGCGCTTCATGGCCTCATCATTTATATATTGAGGATAGAGGTATGCACCTTGATTAGTTTTTTCTTGTCCATGAAACTCTTCAAGAAACTTTTGTGTTTCTCCGTGTTGCTTCTCTGGACGAAAGTAGTTTACAACCTTGCGCCTGTCTGTAGGACTATCGCTCTTGTTGTCTCTATACAACACCAAAGGATATTGAATGGATGCCTCTAGACCTTCCATGACGGTGATGAAGTTGTGATTCATGAGTTCTTTCTCATGAAAGTCAATCATCAACGCGGGACCTTTCCACATCGCAGTGCGGCCGATCCATCTTACAACGTTACTCTGCTGATCTGCTATAGGTCTCCAGTACTTTGCTCGGTGACCATCATAGTCAAATCCAAGACCCATCTTTGTAAGAGGAGTCTTGATCTTGTTCTTACTCATAAACGAGCTGAAGTCGTTCTGAAGACTGTGAGTCATTATCACATCAACTCTTTCAGCGACTTCTTTTAAGTTTGCATTACGTGCAATTGATGCAGCCTTATGATCTACGTTGATAAACGCTTTACGTATATCGATTGCATCTAAAAGTTTTATAAAGTTGTCCTGACAATCTTGTGGATGAGACTTAGATGGAATTGAATAGATGACACAGAGGTCGTTCTCGTTAATGAGATTGGCCATCTCTCTCCATTGACTGCCTATGTTCATCTCGATCTGATTGATGTCAAGCCCCTTTGCTCTTCCCCACTTCTTGTCGTTTGCCGATAAGATAGTTGCACCAGTTACTTTCTGCATCTGAATGGCGCACTGTGTTACACCACAGCCTTCAGTGCCGCGTCCAAGTACAATTACAGTCTTCATTTAGATATTCCTTACATTCCTTTAGTGTGTGCGTAATATATTTATGATTATTGATTTTTCTATTTAAGCCAGAAGGATGCGGCAACGTAAAACACTCAAAGCCTAACCTCTTAACATAACTTGTAACTCGATCTCCCCAGCAAACGATCTTATCATGCTCGCTGAGTATGTCTATTATAAACTGTTTGTCTATCGTTGTAAACCGAAAATCCCAGTTTGGGTCTCCAGATAAATTCACAAATGAATAGTAATGGACACCTATCGTGTCCATCCATTGAGTAAACCGAACAAACGCCGATCCTTTAGAGGTACTAACCTTTAGCTTTGATGGGTTTAATCCCACAAATATTGTGTTGATCTTTCTTTTAGAGACAGCTGAACTATTTCGATCTCTGCTTCTTTTAACATTCTTTTTGACCAATTCCATGAATCTTCCCAGGCTGGAGGCACTTCACAAATACTCATAACAACTCTCTTAATACCAACTTGAATGATACCTTTCGCGCACTCGCTGCATATCGGTAGTCCCACTACATATAAAGTAGATCCATCTAGAGAAACTCCTGAGTAGCTTGCGTTGTAGATGACATTCATTTCGGCGTGAACTACATACTTGTACTTTACTTCTCTATCACGATACCTGTCATCATAGTCAAATATCTTTCGAGGAAATCCGTTGTAACCTTGAGCCAGAACGTTTCCTTTTGAACCAACTGCAACTGCACCAACTTTTGTAGAAGGATCTTTTGACCAAGATGCAATGTGTTGAGCTAGATTAAGATACCTGAGATCCCACTTTTTTGATTCATGAATCATTTCTCTTCTTTCCAGTCTTCAAAGCTCCGATTTCTATTAATATCATAATAATGATTTGAATGTCTTCTACTAGCCTCAGTCCATTCACGCGGAGTGGCTTCATCTATGCTTTTTTGAATTGATGGAACAGGCTCTTCTACATGTTTCACGAGATCAAAGTGCCGCTCATAGACATGAAGGTTCTGAACCTGCCAAGTGATTGTTCCAATTCTCTTACCTAAAACGTAAGCTGCGGAGTGCAGCGTGTGGAGCTGCCATGCGTAATCGTTCTTGTAGCCAAAGACTACATCGTTTGATCGCATTTGAACTACGCAGTGGACCTTATTGTCTCGAATATAGTAAGTGACTGCGTTAGTACAGATGAAGTCGTTCTTTCCATTCTCGTTGTACTCGAGCCAGATGGATGGACGATTATAGATGACAGTGGCTCGACGAGAGTCTGGGTTCTTGACTAGTTCATGCATTGCATGATTAAACTGATTGTGATACTTCTCAGAGTGGATAAGCAGACCGTAGTTTGAGTTGATCTCACCGTGCTCGTTTGCAGTCGCTACCCACGCTTTAGGCGGATTAATGTCGATGTCTTTGATATTAGTCGATTGAGACTCATACCACTGAAGTTCACGCGATATGTAAGATAAGTTTGGAGTTCCAAAGATTGCATCCTCGTCTGCAATGAAGGATGCGCCAAGAAGTTCAATGGTCTTTTGACCGGTGCGATCAGTAACAAACTCTTTGTTGTTTAATGCATCGATAAAATGACCACGAATGTTTTTTACTCTCATATAAATGTTCATAACTATATTATACTCCGTTTATGCCGTTTTGTAAACTACACCTTGAACTTTTTCTCTATCATCTAGATCGTAACTTGAGCGAACCTTGTTGTTTGCATCAACTACTGCACGCAACACAGACAACCTATCACTGTAGTCGATAAACGCCTTTGTGTCTTTAGGAAAGCAAGCTCCACCGAATCCAAGCTTACCATCAAACCCAGGCACTTTTGTATGGCTCTTTCCAACTCGAGGTTCTGCTCCAACCGCATTTGTAATCTTATTGAAGTCAAACCCATTGTCTTCACAGACTTGAAAGATCTGATTAAAGAACATCACCTTTGTAGCAAGGAAGGAATTGATCGTGTACTTAATGATTGACGCTTCTTCAATTGAAACTTTAAAAGCAGGCGCTGGACTACACAGGCTATACTCGTTGTAATACATTTCAAGAACACTAGCTTTTTCTAAGTCTCCTCCAAAGACGTGCATAGGAGGATTAATAAAGTCTTCACTTGCAAACTTTTCCGTTAAGAATTCAGGATTATAGACAACCGCAGTGTCTTTAAATTCCTGCAAGACGTTAGGTGGAACGGTTGACTTGATTGCAACAACGCTGTTGTTTAAGAAGCTTCTGTCATCAAGATCTTTCATCACTTGTCGAAAGATATTGAAGTTTCCAAACGGAGTTGGAACGCAGATAAAAATGAGTTCAACATCGTTTGGTATATCATCAATCGTAGTATCATAGATCGGATCAATGATTGTCTTTTCTACATTATGATGACTGAACCCATAGTCAACGGCCTTACCTACAAAGCCGTGACCGACAATCGCCATCTTAAACTTCATCTTTTTCTTCCTTCACAGAGACTTTTACTTCACGATTGAGAAAATCTTTATTTGGATCTTGACCTGGAATCTTACCTCGGCAGTATGCTACGATGAAAGAGCAATAGTTGATGATGTCTTTTGCACTATCTTCGATTGATTCAAAGTTAGGCTTATAGCTTGGGTCGTTTTCCATCGCTTCGATGACTGACCACATTCGTAAAACTTTTGCATTCACTGTGTCTAAGATAGTTGACACACCGCGAGGATAGTAGTCAGCCTGCTTGATTCGTGAATTGGGGTTCTGATAGTCACGCGACTTCTTATCTTGCAGTTCAGCACACTCTTGTAAAACTTTAATCGATTCTCTCATACAAATACCTTCTTATTTTGCAATCACAATTACTATTATACACTATTCTTGTCCGTTTGTACACAGCAAAAATTCTCTTTTAGAAGAGTTCCACTCGTAGATACCGATCATCTCGTAGTCCTCTGTTCTCTGATCAAAAGTATATATGTAAACTTTGTCAGCGAAGTTGTATTGAAGCTTGCTTAAGATACACCTCTCAATCGTGTTTTTGAGAGCTTTATTGACGTATTCTGGACCTCTCTTTGTGATCACCTTAACGTCTACGGTCGTGCCATCTGGCTCTTTTACGTCCATATACTTTTCTGGATTATCAATGTAACCGCACTTTAGCAAGTTGATCTCAGCCGCATGGCCTAACATGCAGTGAGCTAGTATCTCTTGATAAGATCTCTTGCTCTTATTGCGCTTGAAGATCTGATCAGCCTCTTCCTTAGCTCTTTCCTTTAGAGCTACGGGATCAATGTCTCTTGCATTGAACTTACAAATTTCTATAGACAAACTCGAGTGCACGATCAGCCTCCTTATTCATTGGACGATTTTTATACCAGTTTCCAGTGTCAGTGTCAAACTCACGACACAAGACAGTGATCTCATCTGCCGTGATAGGATACTGATTCTTCACAGCTTTGCTTGCAACTGCAACCATGATCTGATACATCTTGTGATACCAACCCGTATTGTTTAAAGTTTGATACTCTGAAGCTAAGTTTTTTGGCCAAAAGGGACAGTCTCTATATCCTGACCAATGGAACGTTGTATTTTCAAGCTGTGATTTTCTGTGTTCCACGAGCTGTCGCTGCCATTCGTCGGGCAGTCTGTCGATAAAATTGGCTCTATCTGATCGATTATCATAGTGCCACTTTGAGCATAAAGAATCCACGCTAAGGAACTCACCGCGATTAACAAAGAAAAAGTTGTAAGCGCCAGCGTATTTCGCAGGAATGTAATACATTCTGCTGAGGTCTTTAGTCTGTCTATCTCCGATTGAGCCAAGTTCAGAGTTGAGAGCGAACCAAAAGTGCTTGATCTCATCTTTTGGTACAGTTCGAGTAAGTGGAAAGACAAGTCTAAACTTTGGCCTATCCTCAGTACTGCTAGCAGTACTATAACAAACATAATGCCACTCGCCAAACCGAGAACGTAATCCATCTTTTAAATCTCCATTAAATTCATAGTCATCGACGTCAACCGCCGTCCATCCACTCCACTCGACTACGTTCTTATTTGCTCTTGTAGTGTTTTCAATATATGTTGCCGGTGATATCAAGTAAGCGTCTTTTTTTGTTGCACAGGTTTTTTCTGACAGCGCGTGGAGAGCGAGCTCGAAGTGAGAAAAAGACTCAAACTGCAGTGAGTTGTGAGTCTTGTTATCAAAGATGCTCTTAAAGCGCGTCAGGGAGATAACCATGATTCTCCTTGTGACTCGGAGCTTTCCATCCTTCTGGCTTAATCAAGTCAGGTAGACCGAGAGGATTAGGCCTCTCTGCTTTTACTCCAACCTCTTTTTTCATGTTTGCTCGATAGACCTCGTTCCAAGCTTTATCTGCATCAACACCAAACGCTTCAAGCGTTCCGATAGCAATGACGCACAGATCAATCAGTCCGTCAATGACTTCTTCCGCATCTTTTTCTTTATAGGCTTTCTGAGTTTCTTCATACTCTTCTTTTAAGAAATTCATGCGAAACTCAAGAAACTTCTTTAGCTTTTCTTTGTCAGAGAACCTTACTTCACTCATCCACTGCGAAAGCTTATACTTATCATGCATCTGCTTCATATCATCAAACCATGTGTTCATTATCATATCTTCCTTTCAACACTGATAATTATACCACACTTTATGTGGTTTGTACATACTAAGCAAAAAATTCTTCAAGAGTCATTTGATCTTCTAACTTCCAACCAACTGCATCTAAGATAAACTGCAGTGGTTCGAGAAAAGTCTTTTCAAACTGCAGGTCATAGTCAACGTATCGGTGTAGGCCTAACTCTTTCGGTAAGTGATCAGGAAAAGATATGACATTTTCTTTGATCGTGTTAGGCATTTTCAAGTAAGTGAACTTGATCTTATCTCCGTTGTTTATCAGCTCATACTTTTTTGTCAGTCCGTTTTCTTTTGCGTATCGATTATAGAGAAGAGCGCCGCGAACGTGAATCGGCGTAGCTTTCTTATAGATCGTCTTTCTGTCTGACCACTCGGTGATGTTAGTCACTGATCGAGGAAATGAAACATCTTCAGGAGGAAGACTCTTGAACTCAGCCTTAAAGTCATTGATAAACTTTCGAGTCTTCTCTTCATCACCTTCAATAATAATCTTAAACGCATCTTTAAACTTATCACGAACAACTTCAGGCGTGGAAGACTTGATGGCTTCAATACCCATAATCTTTAACTTCGGTTGAGCGTACTGCACGCCTTCTGAGTTATGCACGTTAAGAATATACCTCTTCTTCGCAGTCCATATACCACGATCGGCAATGACTTCTCGCTTCATAGTCATGCGATTCGAGTAGGCGTTCATGTTTTTAAAGAGCTCTTCATAAGACTTTTCGAGAATAGGTTCAAAGTGATCACGACATATCTTATCAAGAAATGCAACTTTCTTTTCTAAAGAATCGTTTGGCTTCCATACGATCGTATCAACAATAGGACCAAAGTTTACGTATAGTGAATCGGTATCAATAGCGATCACATAGTCCTTGTCCTTAGTCTTAAGGATCTTGTTCATCTCTTTATTGATCGCCTTCTCCGCCCACTGAATCGTCAACTGACCAGTCAGTGTAACGCCTTCAGCAAGACGAATATCAAAGTACCTAAAGTACTGATTACCAAGAGCACCGTAAAGACTGTTAAGAAGAATCTTAAGAGCCATCTGCGTGTTCTCAAGCCGATTAATTTCTTTTTCGAGTTCATACGTCTTGTTCTTTTCATACTCTTGCTGAGACGCAAGCATTAGTTTCTTTGTTGCAGACCTCTCATCATAGTAGTCTACGATGATTCCAGGCACAACACCCTGATATTCTTTATAGTAGGTAGATCCGTTTGCTGCTGCTGCGTATGAATCAACTTCAGCTTTATTTCCATCTAAGTAGTACTCTACGCCAGACTTAACAAACTTAGTCGTGATTGTTTCAGGCGACATGTTATATTGAACAATGATGTTTGGATAGAGAGAATTGAGATCGAAAGACACTACCCATTCATGCATTCCAACTTGAGGATCCTTTACATATCCTCCTGCAAACGCCGTCTTATGACTGTCGTTTTCTTTGATCGGAGGAACAACTCTTTGTGATTTGAGCTTGCGATAGATGATTGATTCCCATATCGCGGTGACTCCAAACGTATCAGTGTAGTTGACTCCACCTTTATAAGCGATTGTCATTGCAAGAGTAATCAGACCCATCTTATCTTCAAGGCGATCAACGAGCTGAACGTCTTTCATGTTATAGTCAATGTACTTTTGAAAGTCATCCTTATACAAGTTCTTAAGAGAGCCAGACTCTTCAAAAGATAACTTACGTTCACCGAGAACTACATACGCTATGTGATTCAACTTGTATGATTCTTGCGCACCATAGGAGTATCCAAACTTCTGAAAGAGTTCAAGATAATCAAGGATCTGAATACCTTCAATCGTGTATGATTCATCTTCTTTTCCTCGCCGACTTACCTTGCGATAGTTGACCATGCCCCAGGGAGAAAACTTCTTGATTGCGTCGAGGCCTAAAACTTTTGCCGTGCGATTGATGAGATACGGAACGTCAAAGAATCTACAGTTCCAGCCAGTAACGACGTCTGGAGAAAACTTTTCGCTCGACCAGTGCTCTAGAAAAAACTTAAGTAAGTTGTACTCGTCCTTGCACTTAACATAACGCACTGGCTTGATCAGAGCTTCATCAATGTTATAGTCGCCATAACCCCAGACATAGTACACACCGTCAATGTTGTTCTTGACAGTGATTGCGAGTATTTCGTTTTCAGCTTTGCTTGGTTCAGGGAACCCGTCATTGTAGTCAACCTCAATATCAATAGTTGTTACGTTGATCTGATCACGCTCGAACTTAATGTCACTTGGAAACTTTTCAGTGATGTACTGATGAATAAAGTTTGGATTACCATAGATGTTAAACCCAGATACGTCTTTATACTTTTCAAGCCATTCCTTTGCTTCACGCATGCCGTCCATCTTGACAGCGCTCACTTGAACTCCGTCAAGACCTTTCCATCCAACATCTTTTTGTGAAGGGACAAAGAACGTAGGTTGAAAAGGTTCTTTGCGCTGATATCTATGACCAGCTCCATCATAACCGCGATACATGATAGAGTTACCATAACGAAAAACAGACGTGTAAAATGACATAAAGAATATTATACCACAAAAATAACAGAAAGTAAACAGGGGCCTAAGCCCCTGTCTTTAGTCGCGTTTAGTAACGAAAGAATACATCTCTTGAGCTTTTTCCATGAGTGCGTCCATAGTGTATGGCTTAAGCGCTTCTTGCATCTCTTCAGCTGTCTTCTTGTTCATCTCAAACATCTGACGAGTGAACTCTACGTTAGTTTGCCATTGCTGGTCCATGTAGTCTTTCGCCATCTTTAAAACTTCTTGGCGAATTTCAAAGGGATTCTTCATGATCATCTCCATTATTTTACCATGCTCTTAGTGATGGTTGCAACTTGATCAGCGTTGTACTTTAATACAGTTATCGTGTTATCAAACAACATCTGAGCAAACTGAGTCTGTGCATCGACCCACTTATCTGCAGCCTCTTTTAACTCGGGCTGATTCTTATAGACTTGATCAGTGACTAGCTTCTTAGAGTTTTGAAACTGATCGATATAGAACTTAAGTGAAAACATTTTACTTCTCCTTATGTGTGTGTTGTGAAGTGCCGGTTTTAAAAAGGTCCGGCAACTTTTATTTATATTAACACTTCTTATCGTCAATGAGCATTACTTCTCTTGCTTGATCATAGTATCCTAAGCGTGCTAATTCTGATGCTGCTTTTGCTTTTCCCAGTGATAGAAAAAAGCAATACAGTTTACGTCTTAGCCTCTGTAAGAAGTTGATTACTTGTGTCATGTGTGTTCTCCAGCGATTTATAGACACTACTGATATCAGTAGTGATAGGAATAAGTCGTGGACGCTTCTCTTCTGGGACGATCCTCTCTAGATTGATGACGAGCAACCCATCCCTTAGATCAGCTCCTTTTACTTCTACATGTTCAGACAGTCTAAAGGAGCGCTTGAATGAACGTCCTGAAATTCCTTTATGTACGTACTCGCCTTTAGGCTGAGTCTTCTTCGTACCGTTTACATACAAGATGCCGTCTTGTTGCTTGAGTTCAAGATCTTCTTCTTGAAATCCAACAACTGCAAGCTCGAGTGTGTAATGATTTTCAGAATGTCGGACGATGTTATGTGGCGGATAATTATCTGTGGCAGACGTTGAAGTGATTCTCTCCAACTCATCGAAGATGTTATCGAAGCCAATGAACGCAGAACGCGGTAGTTTAAAATGTGTCATGATTATGACCTCCTATGTTTAGCAAGGTTGTAGAAAAATGGACCTGCACTGCAGCATCCAAAATGTATTTATATTATACCACAGATTTTACGCGCTGTAAACTACTTATTTCCAATATTATACTTGGGACACAACTCCCATTCATCCTTCTCTTTAAACGGAATGATCTTTATCTGTCTTATTGGTGCAACGGGTTGAGCCACACTCCTGTTATCGATAGTCAACAGGCCCCAGTCGCTCATGAGCATAGCGATAGTGTTGCGCCTTGCAACATCGTTTTCTTCTAGGTTTGATTTCTTACCATCAAGCATGAAGAGCTCTTTAAAGTGTACTATAAAGTATCTTCCCTGCTTGTGTAAGATATGACAAGACTGATAGAGCTTCTTTTCTTTTCGAGAAGCTACACCAATTCTTGTAAGTGTTTCACGGATCTTTAAAAAGTCATCCGGCTCGTTTAAGGTGACTTCCAGCATGCTTGCTGGCGTCCATTCAACTAAGTTACTTTCTTCCACCTTTATTCACCTTTTTATGTAGTTCTTGTAGTTGTTCAGGTGAGAGAAGATCTATTATTTGTCTAGCTTTTATATCGCTATATCCATAACATTCCTTGATCACTTCAACGTCACCGTCTCTTGATTTTCTATTCCATTTTGAAAATCTCTTTCGTTTACGAAGAATATTTATAAGAAAGTCACTTTGAAGCTTATTATCCAAATGATGATTAAAGTTCATCTCATTTGCTGCGAGAACTGAGTCTGGAAAGTATGATAGAGATCGATTAATGATAAAGCTGTTGTAAGCTTTTTCTGTAATATCGTCTGTGATTAAGTTTTCTTTTGT